TAATTATATGTATGAGTGACTTAAATCCGCTTTCCCCAGTTTGAACAGAAAACCCCATCAACATTAAAAAACTGTGTTTATATGCATTATGTGCATTATGTGCTAACAATAATTACAGTATCAGCGTCGGGCGTCCTACTTTGTCTAGGTATTGAACAGAGAAAAGCAAGCATACGCATAATGCATGACATTCGATTTAAGCCCCCTAATTTTTTACCCTACGCCTACCCCTACTTTAATTTTTGTGTTGAAAATCGCCCCTATAAACTGGCTTAGAATCAGCCTTCTAGTCACGCCTTGCCGAACCGTTCAAGGTCTGAAAAAACCGTCTACCTTCTATAATAATGTCCTTGCTAATGCTCAACACGCAAGCAATAAAAAAGCCCCGCATTTCTGCGAGGCTTTTGCCATGCTCAACCGGTAAAACTGTATTACTTAATGCCAAGAGAGGCAAGCAATTCAGGATTTGCTTTGATCTTAGCCAGTAAGTCACGGTCAGCCTTGGCTTTTTCCTTGTTAGCAAGTTTCTGCTCCTCGGAAAGTGTGCGCTGATTGATACCGAGTGCTGCCTGCGCTTTAGCACTTGCAGTATTACGAGAATCAACCTTAACCATGCGGTTAATAGTTTTCAAAACTGCTTCCTCTGACGTGCTGTTAATGGCTTCCTGTACGCTCTCATACACAGGATATTCAAACTTCTCTGAAAAACTTTCACCTGTCTTGCTGTCCTTGAAATTAAGTGTGTCTGTTAATACCTTCATGTTGTACCTCTTCCTTGTATAATGTTGGCGGTTGCACTATTGCTTTCCGCCGTGAAGCCTTAACTTAAAAACAGTATAGCATATAAAATGCTTGTTGTCAAGTGCTGGTGTACAAATAATTTAAAATTTTATCTTAATATTAAAATCCCTTGCTAACTGGTCAGCTTCTAAGTGGCTTTGCAATCTGCCTACTATAATATCATTTCGCAACAAAAACCAAGCCCAACCTTTTGTATCGTGTAAATTCTGTATCGTATATAATGCTGTCATTTATATCACCGCCTTTCATTGTTTATATGCAAGCATTATAACATACAAGCATGGACTTGTCAAGTCCTCGTCGCTGTCAATGTAATAATTATATGTATGCAAGCATAATATGAATAAATAAATTATTTATAGCATGAAACATATTTTAGCATACCCCTGGAACCCCCCATTGTATAAATTATTTCTATATTGGCGCACCCCAATATTCGCCAATTTTTTCGGTTTTTCATAACCCATTGAAAACAAAGAACTTACAACTGTTCAACTTTTTAAATTTTCTACTTGACAAATGTTCAATGTTATGCTATACTCCCCTTGGGAATAGGAAGATAGCATTGAACTATTCCACTTTTCAATATTTGAACAGTTATGCATTTCAATTCCATCTTTACCTGTGATGGAAGAAACCTAAGACCTGATCAGTCATGGGTTATATAAAGTTTGGTTTTACGCGTAGGACTAGGCTCTTTTTTCATCTTGAGTCTAGTCCTTTCTTTTTGAGGTGCCTTGTATGTGTGGAAACAAAGTTATATTTTGTCCAGATACAGGTTATCCATGTTACACGTTTTGTGGGAAAACTTCTTGTAGATTCCATAAAGGTTCACTCCCACAAACTAAAAAAAGAGTTAAATATGCCATTAGTTAAACCTCAAAGTCTTAAGTCGCTCAACACTATTGCACTTCAGCCGGATAAAATGAGTTCACGGATTGAAGCAATACTTCTTCTTGACCTTGCGGGTCGTACTGGGAATCAAATTGCTGAAGAACTTGGATATACAGCAGCCCGCGTTTCTATTATACGCAACTCCCCAATGTATATAAATATGTTAGAGAAACACAAGGGAGAACTTCGTTCCGCTTTTATTGATAAACGCGCATCTAATCTTTCAGGCGATCCAGTTAAGGAAGCCCTTAAGAAAGCCGCTCTTGACGCTGCTAAGACTAAGATTGATATTATGCAAAACGGAAAGTCAGAGTTTGCTAAACTTGCAGCTTCTGGTGATATACTTGATAGAGCTGGGTATAGAGCGCATGAAACTAAAACAACCGTTTCTGTTGAGCTTTCGGATAAGATAGCGACAAGGTTTGAGAAGGCGATGGCGTACAGACCGCGTCTGGCTGAAGCACTGCGTGGTGGAGGAGCATCCGATTTTGGCGGACAACCTTCCTTTAAAGACCAGACAGGGGACAACCAACCGACCGACCAAACCAACCAACCTACAGGGAAGGTTACCGTGAGGATTACAAATGAATCTTAACTCAATGACAGATGAACAAATACAAGTTGTTCGCAAGAATTGTTTGCGTTCACTTTTTTGCTTTTGTCAAACTGTTATGGGTTATGATGATATTATAGAAGAATTACATGGAGATTTTTGTAGATTTCTTGAAGATCCATGTAATCGTAAGTCAGCTTGTATGCCACGTTCGTTTGTTAAAACATGGATTTCTACGATTGCATATTCAGTATGGATCTCTCTCCCACGCACAGAGGCAGACGAGTTCCCAGATGGTGTTGATCCATCGGATAAGTTTTACAATCTTGGACCGAACATACGAATATTAATAGCAAGCTATGTTATTAATAATGCAGAGAAAATGATTGGACTTATTCGTAAAACATATGAGTCTAATATCGCAATGCAAATCATATTTCCTGAAGTTATTCCAGATAATTTTAAACATGTAAAATGGAGTAACCAGAGTGCATGTATTAATAGACCAGAGAATTTTACAGAGTCTACATTTGAAGCTGCCGGTATTGGAGGTTCATCTACATCTCGTCACTATGATTTAATTATAGAAGATGACCTTATTTATGCAAATAAAGATGATTTCTCTAATACTGAACTTCAACCAAATCAAGAAGATATAGAGAAAGCTATTGGATGGCATAAGATTGCGACATCTCTTTTAGTCCCTGGAAAACATACACATATACATAATACAGGGACAAGATGGGCAAGACATGATTTAGTTGATTATATTTGGCGGAATGAACCAAGTTATAAAAAATTTCGTAGGGCTTGTGTTAAACTTCCTGATGCTATCTTTGATGGAAAAGCGGAAGAACTTGGTAATGTTAATTGGAGAGACTTTGAACCATCTTGGAAAGAAGCGTATGATTATGAGCAGCTTGATGGTATTGCACGTGCTCAAGGTCCTTACATGTTTGCAACGCAATATCTTCTTATGCCTATATCACCAGAGGAACTGTTATTTAAAACTCACTGGCTTGAATATTATTCACTTCAAAGTGAACTTCCAAAGACAATGCGCGTTTTTACAACAGTTGATCTTAGTGAATGGGCAAACGATGGAAGAAAGAAAGATAATTGTAATGGGGTTATTTTAACCTGTGGTTGGTGTGATAAACATCATATGTGGATTCTCGGTTACGAATATGGAAGATTTAATCCAACACAAGTTATTATGTTAATGGATAAACATTGGAAGATGTTTAATCCAGAATATATTTATGTGGAAGGTGTTTACTATCAAAAATCACTTGCGCATTTTGCAAGAGAATATATGGATGAAGGTAAGGTTGCTAGAATGAATCTCCGCGAACTTTTACCTGAGGGGAATAAGTCTAAGGATTTAAGAATCAGGGCGCTTGAACCTCTTGCTTCAAGTCATGCTATCCATTGCAGACCTGATCATAAAGAATTTATTGCTGAGATTGGTGAGTACTCACCAACAAATAGACTTTGCAAAAAAGACTTACTTGATGCTGCAGCATATCAAATTCAAGTTGCACGTCCAGGAAAACCTGAGGTTATTGGTAAACCTAGAAATGCAGTTACTCAGGCAATGTTTGAAATAACTGTAGATGAAGTTCTTCGTGATATATGGGACAAGGAAAAGAAAACAGATATTTTTGGAAACAATAGTATTCCCATTAACCCATTCTCTGAAGACACAGGGGAATTAGCTGAACTTGGTTCAGGCATCTATAATCCGTTCAAAAATTGAACAAAAGGAAAAGCATGCCAATAACAGATGTTGGTAAACAGGCTCTAGAATATCTTAAGAAAAAAAATGGTAATGCTAAGGGTACACACGTTTTTTATGCATCACTTAAAAAAGGTGTTTCTGGAAGTGATGCATGGCATTCAGATGGAAAGAGTAAAGAAAAGAAATGTAAGAGTAATAAATATACAAAGGCATTGATCTCATGAATGTTAATGCAAAAAAAAGAATTGAAGTAAAAAAATTTAAAGCTATTGAGAAATTAGGAATTGATAAACCTAAGTCTAAGGAAGAAAACATACAAAGAGCAAAGGATGCACATGTTCCAGCAGAACTCAGAGCAGTCGCAAAAGACAGAGAACCTAAACTCGACGAAGGGCTTTCTCCAGTACTGGAAAAATGAAATTCGTTCGGGTATAAGGTACAGAACTATTTATGGTCAGTCTAAAAGGTGGACTGATTATAAAACTATGTATCGTGGTTTCTGGGGTAAGGAAGTTGTTCCGGTTAATATTATATATGCTGTTGGGCGTAGTCTTATACCACAGATATATTTTAGGAATCCGAAAGTTTCTATTACTCCAAAGTATCCAGGTTTTACTCCTCATGCGATGGTACTTGAACGTATTGATAATTATCTTACTAAAGAAACCGGACTTAAATATACGTTGAAGTCTAATGCACTTGATGCATTTCTCATGGGTAGAGGTCCGACCATTCTTGGTTATGATTCAGAATATGGCTTCAACCCTAGTTTTACAGTTGATTCTAAATTTAAGGATTCAGGTCTAACCTCTTTCTCTGATAAAGAAGAACGTATAGAATATAAAGATAACATACATCCTGGAATGCCATGGGCAATAAGATGTAACCCAGAAGATTTTGTAGTTCCTTGGGGATGTAGAAACTTTGATGATGCACGTTGGTTTGCGTTTCGTAAAATGAGAACTCTTGATGATATTCTTGAAGACCCAAAAATGGGAAATACTGCAGGTTTAACTGGTGCTTTTCTTACAAAGACTGAATCAAGTCATGACTCTGGTATAGTTGGAAAACATACTGGGGAACATGATGAAACTGGAAATTGGGTGGAACTTTTTGAGATACATGATAAGAAAACACAAAGAGTTTATGTTATATGTTTAGATCATGAAAAATTCTTAAGAGATGATATTGATTTTCTTCAACTTGAGGGACTTCCGGCAGAAGTTCTTGGATTTAATGAAGACCCAGATCATTTTTGGTGGACACCTGATTGTAGACTTATTGAAGTACAGCAAGCAGAGTTGAACGATATAAGAACAATGTCTAAACGTCATCGTCGTGTAGGACTTCTTAAACTTATTGCAGATAAGAATATACCAGATACTGAACTTGAAAAACTTATGGATGGTGATCCAAAGGTTGTTGCTAGAATTGATGTTGGTGCACAAGGTGATATTAGAAAAGTTATTACTGCTCTTGAATCGCATATACCGCCTGACCTTATTAATCAAGCAAGAGAAGTCCGTGAAGATGTTAGGGAGGTTGTTGGTTTTAGTAGAAATCAAATGGGAAGTTTTGAAGAGTCCTCTGGTAGACGTACAGCGCATGAGGCTGAAATTGTTAGAGCCGCATCTCTTATTCGTATTGATGAACGTAGAGATATAATGGCGGATCATTATGAAAATATTGTTCGCGGTTTTAATCGCATCATATTTTCAAACTGGTCTAGTGAACGTGTAATAGATATTGTTGGACAAGATGGTGCACGTTATTGGGTACGTTTTACAGGGGAACAAATTAAGGGTGAGTTTCATTATCAAATAAACCCAGAGGAAACAACACCACAAGATACACGTACTCGTAGAACTGAAGCAGAAAACTTCATGGCTATGGCAGCAAAAATACCAGGCGTTGATATGAAATACGCACTTCGTCAATGGGCGCGTCAATTTGATTGGATTGATCCTAGTCAACTTCTTCCACAAGAAGGTGTTGGTAGAAATCCAGAACAGGCAATGACCTTTGAGCAATTCCAACAAAAGGTTGGAGGTGGCACACCGTCAATGGGACAGGGATTGGGACAACCGATCCAGGTGGGATAAGCGCGGTACACGAAAAAACTTTCCTTAAAAACCAAGGAAAGGGAAATAAGGTTTGGGGGTGGTTTTATGGGAAGGGGCAACACTGATTTAACAAGTTATGAATATGATTCTTTTCTTGCATCTAAAGCACAAGTTAGCAGAAGTGCAAGACAAGAGTTACAACAAAGAAATGCTGAAAGGCGTAATGCTCATGATGGTGATGGAATTGGATTTCATTTTGGTTTAGGAGATCAGGTTGTTAAAGTGGAATCACGAGAACACTTTAAAAAGGAACTTGCAAAGAGAAATCTTATGCTTGAAACTGATATTAGAAAGGACTTGAAATAATGGATACTACAGGAAAAGACTTGGCACCAGTATTAAATACACCTATACCTGAGGTGAATGAGGAATCTGTGCCTGCTATTGCTAGTGAGTTAAAACGTGAACTTGGGGGAACTTACAAGGAGAGGCTTGAAGAAGAAAAGACTCTTTATGTAAAGATTTCTGGAACAACAAAACCCGAGGTAACATTAACTGGCTTTTGGAATGGTAGGTTAATTCATATTGCTATGAATGCTATTTCAAAGGCATACAGGACAAGAGTTCACAAACCCACTAAGAGATCATAGGAGATTTATGCCAGAAATTACACAGGAACAATTAGATGCTTTTACAAAACTTGATGCTGATTTAAAAGCAGAAAAGGAAAAAAGTGATAAACTTGCTGCTGAAGCAGAAAGTATTAGAACTCAAGTTTTAACACCAGAGTATACCGCATTTTTAGATAGTTTATCTGCTGGAGATAAAGATAAGGATAAAGGTAAATCTAAAAATGATAATCAGGATAAAGATGATGAAGAATTTAAGAAACTTACACCACGTCAACTTTATGAAAAAGCAAAAAATGATGCTATTGCTGAATTAAAAGGTTTATCACAGCGAGAAAAGGAAGATGCTGCTAAAGAAAAAGATTTAAAATTAAAAAGAGAAATACTTGAATTTGCTAAAACGCATGATGACTTTGAACAGTTTAGACCCATTATGTACGGTCTATCACTTGACCCAAAACATGCTGAAAAAACACTTCCTCAATTATATGATGAAGCTAAGGAGCATATTCGGAAAGTGGCTGGAAAACCCACAAAAGAAGAAGAAGAAAGAAAAAAAAGAATGGGTAATTTTAAGCCAGGTGGAAATAGTGATAGTTATGATAAAAATAAAAAATTATCACAGTCTGAGTTAGGTAAAGAAGCATTAAAAGAAGTTCAGGAACAACTTGGTCCGATTCCTGAAGCATAAGGAGAATTATTATGGCAACGCCAACATTAACGGAATATTTGAATACGTTGTATACGACGACTTGGGCAAAGCGTCGTCCTTTGGATGTTGACCAAATTTTTGAAGAGAATCGTTTAACAAATCTTTATAAATCTAAAGGTATGTTAAAGTCGGAATCTACTGATGGTCGTAGATTAGAGATTCCTCTTCGTGTTCGTAAAACAACTACTTCCAAGTTTTTTGGTAAGGGTGCTACATTTACTATTACTGATTTTGATCCATTGACTGTTGCTTATGACACGTGGAAAAATCTTGGTGATCAGTGTGTTCGTTACTGGGAAGATGATAAAGTAAATGGTGGAAGTGAAACAGCGCATCTTAAAATGATGGATGCTAAATTGAATACGGTTCGGGATACACTTAATGAAAAGTTTGAGTTATCTCTTTGGGCGAATACTGGTGGATCAACAGTTTTGGATTATAATGGTCTTCCATTTCTTGTTGATGCGTCACCGTCTACATCAAAGATTGTTCATGGTATTAATCAATCTACGGCTGTTGATGAGGCTAGTAATTTTTATTGGAGGAATCAGCAAAAGACTTCCTCTGGTTCATTTAGTGTTTATGGTGAATCTGATATGACAAATCTAATGAATACTTGCAATCGCTGGGGTAATATTGATTTGTTAGTAAGTGATCAGACAACGTATGAACTTGGTGAATCTGAAGCTCTTGAGCGTGTTCGTGTTGTTAATAAAGAAGCTGTGGATTTAGGTCTTGATCATATTACATTCAAAGGTCGTATTTGGATATGGTCACCACAGTGTACAACAGGATATACATACTTCCTGGATCGTCGTCATATTGGTTTTAGTTATGATCCTTCAGTAAACTTTGTGATGGGTCCTTGGAAGAAACTTCCAAATCAGTATGAAGATGTTGTTACACAGATTGTTCAGCGCGGTCAACATTGGGTTGATAAGCGTCGTTGTCATGGTGTTTTAACAGGACAGGCAGCATAATTCCTATCTCAAGCCAATGAGAGTTAAGGTAGCTAAGATACCAAGGAGGTATTAAAATGGCAGACATTACAGTTCCAAATCAAGGTCAGGTTTCTAATGAAGGTCTGGTGAACTGGAGAGGTGATCAGGTTTCTGTTGTTCAGGGAGATCAGTCTATCTATGATAGTTCATCTGTAAAACTTGCGGATTTAGGTTCCCGTAAGGTTGTTGGTGATCGTGTTTTTCGTTATTGTTTAGCAGGTGGCGCAATTAATGCTGGTGACTTAGCTCAGGTTTCTGGTGTTAGTCTTATTAATGTTACAGCAGGTGCTACTAATCCCGCTGACGGTAAAATATTTACATTTTATTTTGCCACATCAAATGCCGCTGGTGTTTATGATGAAGGTTGTCTTATTTCTCAAAGTGGAACTGCTACTAATATGGGGCAGTTTTACCGTATTAAAACGCAACCCATTGTTGGTATAACATCTAATGCTAATTTGGTTCTTTATGATCCTTTGAAGTTGGCAGTAAATGTTACTGACAAATGGTCTATTCATCAGAATTTACATGCTGGAATTACGCAGATGACAGCAGGTACAGCTGCTGCAGTAGGTGTTGCACCTATTTTTGTTACATCTGGTGATTACTTTTGGGCGCAGACATGGGGTCCATGCGCTGTTAAATGTGGCGCTGGTGCAGCAGCAGATATGGCTATTGTACCTGATGCTACAGGTCAGGTTATT